CAGGACAGAAATCAGCCAAATGAACGAAAAAACAGTAAAAAAATAATGCCTACCGAAAGACAAATCTCTCGATAGGCATAATCTACATATTATTCGCTATATTTGATAAAAGCATCGGTGAATCCAGCCTCCTTGACTTTGCGAAGCATAGCATCAGCATTCGTCTTGACAGAAAATGCACCAAGTTGTATGCGGTAATATTTCATCGGTGTGGTCGGCTCAATTGGAGCGGTATAGGTAAGTCTGGACTTTACATCCTCTCTAAAAGCATCCATTGACTTGCCACGCTTTGGAAACCAGTGCATTACATCTGCATGATTACTTGCTATACCAAGTTTATAGCCCTCACTGTGGCAAATAATATCTTTTTCAGTTAGATCAAACTCTTTGCAAAGAAACACACATAGATCAACAGCTTCTTTATATATATCAGAAAAATACGAGGCGTCTGTAAGACCATCCTCGCAAATTTCAAATCCTATATGAGTATTATTTGCAGTTCCTCCTGCATGCCATCCTCGATGATTCCACGGTAATGTTTGATAGGTAGCAATTGAGCCGTTTGCTAATTTACCGATAAACGCATGAACACATACTTGCCTTCCATCAGGCTTATATTGATTCCAATGATTGTTATATTGATTCTTACCTAAAAGTCCATCATTCGGTCCAACATATCGCTTCAAATAAGGATTGTTTGCCCCTGTAGAGTGAACCATAATGCCTTTCGGTACAATTGTTCTACCTGCTTTATAACAAGCATTTTGAGATAAAATTAATTTATGAAGATTCATTAGTTTTCATCTCCATCAGCGTGTAATTGAGCCAGAATATCTTTTAGCTTTTGTGGAACAGGTAGACCGATGATGACTGAGTTTTCAATAATACTTATTCCTTCATTAGATAGATAGAAAAAGATGACTGCAGTTCTTATAGTGCTACCGTCACCAATAATTTTACTGTCTATAATATTACCGATTGCAACCATTGTAAAAATAAGCACCTTCTTAAAGATGCCTTTAAACCCTATCTCACTGGATAATTTGCTCTCTATAATTGCTGCCATAAGGCCTGTTATATAGTCTATTACAACAAATGCAATAAGAGCATAAAGAAAGCCATCAAGTCCACCTAAGATGTATCCCAGATAGCCGCCGATGGCTGTGAAAAAAAGTTGTATAGTATTTATTGTGTTCTTCATGTATACCTCCATTATTCTGTTTTATGATAGCTTGCAGCTAGCCTTTCTAACTTGGAAACTCCTATTTTTCTTCAAGACTTAATGCTTTCACACCACTTGGTGTTTGTATTCTAATAGGTGAAGCATTTTCGTCTAAAATATCTACTAGTTTAAAAGATTTAATTCCGTTAGCCGTCCCTATTCGCAAGCTGTGTTCCAGTGTGTCAGCAGGTGCAAATAAGGGCATAGCAAACAATTTACCGCTTCCTTGTATATTTACGGCTCCTGCTGATGAAACAGGTATTAGGGTTATTATCGCATATCCATTTCCCGAATTTACTCCAGTTTCAGTAAAGCCATTAGTAACGGGATAGTTAGGAGTCCCTCCAAAATACGATGAGCCACCTGCGGCGCTTTGATAGTGGTCGCCTGTTCCGCCACCTCCGCCGCCGTACCAGCCGCCTCCTCCGCCTGCTGAATATCCATATGAGCCTGTGTTATTTCCTCCAATACCAAATTCTCCATTGGGAGAACCTACTTCTGTTTGGGTTCCGCCAGTACAACTCGCACCGTTTAAACCTACCAAACCGCCACCAGCGCCACCTTGACCAACATAATTGCTTTGTCCGCCGCCGCCACCTGCAACTAATACTCTATCATACAATGAGTTGCCGCCTATCCTAATATCAGTAGCACCACCTCCGCCACCAGCCGCTGTTGAGTGACCGCTACCGCCTCCATTATAGCCTTTAGAGCTGCTTTGACCCGGATATCCCCCTACACGAATTTCAATAAAGACGTTGTCTTGAAGTGCTACTTGCCCACTGACACGCCCCCCCTTCCCATGTGATGAATTTCCAAATGTGCCATATCCTCCTTGAGCCCCATATAAATCAAAATGATAATTGCCTGCATCCAACACGAGTGCATTTGGGGATAAATCTGCTTCAATGACGATAGGAAAAATATCTAATACAGATTTTATATCGTATATAATAATTTTACCAGCTCCAACATTTCTTGAAGCTTGCATGTAAGCAACCATTGGAACATATCCATTAGCTCCTCTTATATAAGAGGAACCTCCTCCACCTGTATGATAGTTTCCTGCACCTCCACCGCCGTACCAGCCGCCTCCGCCAGCACCATAGCTCCAATATACGGATGTGACGCTACCACCAATACCAAAGGAACCTCCAGATGTCCCCCCTGCTGTTTGCGTGCCACCTGTTGCTGTACCACTACCGTTAAAGCCACTAAGATTACCGCCATCGCCTCCTCTTAATCCGCCACCTCCTCCACCACCTCCGCCAGCTACTATAACACGGTCATATAAAGTGCTACCGCCTATCCTAATATCAGTGGCGCCACCTCCAGCTCCGCCTCTTCTTCCGCCTTGTCCACCTCCATTAAAGTTAGAACCGTCATAGGCAGTTCTCCCGCCATTTCCAATATACATATTTATATCCAAATTTTCGGAAAAATCAAAAACAGCATACACGACAGCGCCTTTTCCTCCAAGCGTCGAGCCATTTCCTTGCGCCCCATATAACTCAAACAGGTATAAACCCGGTGGTAATGTTATAGTTTGGGGCGCTCCTGTATATCCATATTCTCCGTATAATGTTTTTGCCATACTATCACCTCTAAGCTAAATCAGTTCGAATCCAAATTTGTCCTACAACAGGATCAACGGGGTCATCTGTCCTGTTTTCAATTATAAGATTATTTATATTTACACCGTCATCATTAAGAAATACCCGCCTTAACTCTCCGGTGTTGTTTCTGTAATAGTTTATATGCAGCCCCTCTGTGTCTTTAAATATTTCCCCTTTTGCTGATTTTTCTAGTATGCCGTCACCTGTTCCAAGGGTTATCGTTGGTGTATAATTATCTTCATCATACACAAATGAATATTCTGCTTTCACTAATTCGTTATATACATATACATAGACCGGATAGCTTGTTGTTTCAAAAGTTACAGATACTTTGTCATCATCAGTCCAATACAGATATCCTTTGTCAGTTTTAAGATGCTCATAATTAGCACCCTCTGTAACAACCTCATGAATAGAATAACCCATAGCCTGTTCGTTTCCGCCCGTAATATTATAATAGGAAGTGTCGGAAATTGGTCTGAACCACCTGCCTGTGGCATATGCAACCCATGCGCTCATCTCAGCGCCATTTATATAATACAATGTTCCGTCATCACGCATGGAAACGTTAGAATAATACGTAGCTACTTGAGGATTAGATGTCAAGTTCCAAGTGCTTGAACATGTCCTTATTATCCTATTTTCTCCAACTACTGACGCTGTTACAAATTGTATAACATGACCCCTTATTCTTATATAATTAATATCTGATACATCACTCTTTAGAAAATTATGCACTTTTGTTGAGGTGTCCAAACTGTCAACCGTTAACTGTGCAATATATCCTGTTTCAGCCGCCAGTACATTTGTTATTGTTACATTTGAAATAGTAATATCAAATTCAGCTTCCAGCGCTTCAATCAAGGTAGCAGATAACTTCCCATCAAAGATATACTCACCTTTCGCGGGGTCAAAATAAAGTTTGTTAATCCAGTTACTACCTGTACCATCACCCGTTTGAAGAGCAAAGGTGTCCGAGTTAAAAACTCCCCGAGCCATCTTGTCGCTTCTTATACTTTCAAATCCTGTATCCGGACTAATCCTAATTCCGTGATAAACCTTATTCTTTGCAACAGTGTCCCGTCTTATTTTGGTTATCGAGTCCGTCAGTATTTCTATACTGTTAGCAATCTCAAGAGAAGTGTTTATTGACCTTATCGGATTATATGTCCTTTTTATAACCTTGTTTGCAACATCAAGTCCAATAACTTCATCTATTATTCTTATAGTGTCTCCTTCTTCAATAATCTCAAGCTCTTCAAAACCTTTGAATGAAGGATGATTTCTAAGTTCCACAATATCTACAGCATAATATGTTAATCCTTTTCTTCTATCTATTATTTTCTTAACTCCTGTAAGATTCTTTCCAAACCTCGCCTGAAAGCCTCGATTCTGTCCAAGTGTATTTTTTAAGCTGATCTTAAATCCATCAAAGTCCAGCTCGGCATTTGTGTGGTAGGCAAGAAGCTGCAATAAGCCTAACTTGTTAGTTTCCTCATGGACTGCAAAAGTAGTAATTGTTGATGGTTCAACCGTCCCTACAATAAATTCAGTTCCTGCCAAAATATCTGTAAGGATTTGCAGGGGAGTACCATCATAGGTATAAAATTCTTTTTCATCTTCAATAAGTCGGTATGTCACATGCTCGCATTCAATTCTGTATGTCACAGATTCTGAATGTATCTGCTCGATATAGACGATGTCAAAGTAGAAATTATCAATCGCTACATAGTTTTCATCCCAAAAGTATCCGCACTTTAGGTTGTCCTCAAGAACATCAAACTTCAATGTAAACTCGCCGTTAATCTTCCTTGTGACCTCAATGGAATCTTCAATTATTATGTCATCCAGGTATGCAAGCTTAGTGTTTGTATTTTTGCTGTATAATGTAATCAAAGTCTGCACCTCCTAAATGTAGGTATCATTAAATTTTACTGTCATGTTTGAAACAGAGCCAGCGACAGTAATAGTGTTGTTCCCGGATGAAAGCCTTATAAAGCCTCCTGAATGCTTCGATATTTCATTTGCCAATGCGTCTGTATACACAAGCATTCTTTTGCTGTCGACATTCAGTTTTCCTGTCATTCCGGTCAAGGTAAAGGACTGTGTACCGCAGGTTATTGCTACATTTCCTGTTCCCGTTACCCCTATGATTGTTTCAGCTTCGTGAGTTCCTGCATTGTTTACAACAACCGATGTCGGATTGTCAAATGACATGGTCTTTAATCCGCTGTATTGAAAAGGCTCAGTTTCAAATATGATGCTGAATTCATCCCATGCCTGTTCTATGGCCAGTGAAACATCACTGACTGTTTTTACCACCTTGTAGGTTTTGTCGTTTTCATTGTCAAGTACCAGGTCACCCGTTGCTGAAAGCCATGTTGCGATGTCTCTTGCTGTTTGCCTTCTTTCATTTATTGTCCCATTTGCAAGAGAACACCTGAATTCAAGAATCTTGTTGCTGTAGCCGTCCTCAAATAAATACTCTCCGTCACAGCCCATGACATTTACTTTTCGCACTCTTTTAGGAGGCAGCAGGGGATTGTTTACAGTCTTTACCACCAATCCTGTGAATTCATTTGAGTGTTTCCCTCTAAATGTAAAACCCATCATATGGCATACCCCCTGTCGCTCCTCGTTTGCAGCAAGTAAAGCTCTCTTGCTATGTTTTTTATGTCCGAGTCATTCCTTACAACCATGCTGGCTATATTAAAATTGTTTGAAATATTAGCGCCGTTTCCAAAGGCTGCACCATTTCTTATGTTTGCATCTATGTCAAAGTCTGTTGGAATGGATCTGCTCATATCTTCCTTGACAGAAGACATTGCTTTCATAAACCCTTCTCCAAGCCCCAAGCTCATGTTTGTACCAATGCCCTCGAAAACAGTGGATGGAGACTTGATTCCAAGGACGCCTTTTACGCTTGTTACTATACCGCCTACAAATCCGCTGATTTTATCCCTTATCCAGCTCATCATGGATGCTATCCCATCCCATAGCCCTATCACTATGTTTTTCCCAACTTCAACTATAGATGCTGCAGCTTTTCCTATACCGGTAATTATGGCTGTTATGATTTGAGGTAATGCGGCTACAAGTTGGGGTATTGCTTTAACCAAACCGAATGCAAGCTGAACTATAAGTTCAACACCCATAGTGATAATTGCAGGTAGATTGTTTGTGATGAAGTTGATGATAGTTGTAATGATTTGTGGCAGCGCCTCGATGAGCGCAGGCAGGGCATTGAGAAGTCCTTCAGCAAGTCCATTTATAATGGCGGAAGCCGCCCCGAGAACCATATCCATGTTTTCAATAAGACTCTGTACAATTGTTATCACCGCTCTTACCGCTGCCGGAACTAATTCAGGCAGAGCCGTCCCCATACCCTCGACAAGTGCTGTAATCAACAGAACAGCCGTATCAATCAAAAGAGGCAGGTTGTTTATGAGTGTCTCCACAATAACCATGACAGCGTCGACAACAGCCGGAATAAGCTCAGGCAGCAGATTCAGGATTGTTTCGAACACCTGACTGAAAAGATCTGTGACAGTACTAAGCAGCATTGGAAGCATATCGCCGACAGCCGACAGGATTGCATCTGTCGCGGCAGGCATAGCAGCTGCAACATTTTCCAATACAGGCACTATGTTTTTAACAACAGCCTGGAATGCTTCAACAAGGTTCTGTGTCAAATTTGTCATATCTGCGTCGGCATTACCCAGTCCTGCCGTAAAGGAACCGAGCGCTGCCTTAAAAAGCCCCAGCGACCCTGTCACGGTTTCCGTCGATTCACGGGCAAAGTTTCCTGCATACTGCTCGGTATTCTCGAAGAACATCTGCATGGCAATCTCAGCCTTCTCTGCTTGTGTGGCTGTTCTCCATGTGAAGTCCAGCCCTTTTGCCAGAGCGTAAGCCTCTATATTTGTAGCGTTCATTGCCACACCTAAGTTGTCCATCATAGTGAAGTTACCTTTTGCAGCCCCTGCAACAGAATCAAGCGCCATTTGCATATCAATACCCATAACGGATGCCATGTCTGCGGCACGCTGCATTGCCTTTTCCGTCAGTTCAAGGCTTTTTTGCTGGTCTACACCTGAACCTTGAAAAAGTGCACCCATCTTGTTTGCAGTAGCAAGATACTGACTTTGTGACACTCCCATGTTTTTATATGCTTCCTCACCGGTTTTCTGAATTGACAAGGCATATTCTCCGAATACCGCCTCCGAGCCGCCGAGGTTCTGCTCAAGCTCTCCGAACTGCTGGACTATCTCTTTGCCCAGTTTTACTGTTACGGCTCCTGCGGCTACAGCTACAGAGCCCATGGCGGCTCCGATGCCTGCAAGAACACCACCGAGCTTACCAAATCTGTCTCCTGCATCATCAGCCGATTTACCAGCCTTCACTAATTCATCTCCAAGTTCTTCTGCATCAACTGCAGACTCTTCCAGCTCTTTTTCCATGTCATTTAGTTCTGCTTTTGCATTATTGAGTTGTATAGCCCAGTTCTTGGTTCTTCTATCATTTTCACCAAAACTTTCGGAGGCGTTTTTCAAGGCTGCTTCAAGGGTGTTAATTTTATTCTTTTGCTCTTCAATCTCTTTGTTGAGAACATTGTTCCTTGCCGTCAAGGCCTGCATCGACTTGTCCTGCTTGTCAAACTGGGATGTTATTAGGTTCATTTCAGAGCCAAGGACCTTGAAACTTTGATTTATATCGCTTAAAGCCTTCTTAAACTCCCGTTCTCCCTCGACACCGATCTTGAGTCCAAAATTGTCCGCCATGCTTCCACCTCCTTATTTTTAGGCATAAAAAAGACACCCTTGTTTTAGAGTGCCTGGATTTCACATTCCTTTAATTATTATAAATACCTATTAAAGTTACATTTTATCAATATGACATCATTTAGAATCTATTTTATTAATTGAATCAAGACTATAAATATATCAATAGGACGGTAAAATTTCCAAATCTTTACCGCATAAAACTATATGTGTTTTCTTCAGCTTCAATATCTATTAAATCAAACTCAGACCAATAAATGTTAATTTTAAAACATAATTAATGTAATCATCATTTAGATTGCTTTTCAAAGTAAGTATAGTAACCTTCGACATTATTAATATACTTACCGTTAGACTTATTTGACCTGTTAAATTTTTCAACCGCAACATCAACCTCAAAAAAAGTTCTCCCGATTCATAGTTTTCATCTGTATTAAAATATTTTATTATATCTTCTTGCGGAACAATCTTTTTTTCTACGATATAATCGACAATAGCCCTCCTATTGGGTACCATTCCAACTCTATGCATATCTGTACTCCTTCTATAAATAATATGTTATTGAAAATACTATATCATATTCTTACCACAAAAGGAAGATGATTACAGACAAGACACAACTAATTTATATTAAACTATTGGGAACTATATCATCAATGAACAATTCAACCTTTAGCTTTGTCATTCCGATAAACTGCTTGCGTATCTTCCATGCCAATTATTTTTGGACATAAAAGGGACACCCTGTTTAAGAGTGTCAACAATATTCGTTTTCTATATTAATTATAAATAATATCTTATTATCAGCCTTGTTCCATAACCTTTTGTCTCTTCATTCCACCTTCTATGCCCAGGCAGTTGTACAATTTCATCATTAGATTCCATGCTATCGTACATTGCCAAGCAACACAGCTTTATTCTATGATCCCTGCCTTTATAGTCCCATACCATCTTGTGAAAATCTCCGGCTTTCAGTTCAAAGAATTCTTCCCCCGCTTCTCTTTTTTCCTGTTTTAGGATTTCTAATGCTTTCATAAAATCCGCTTTTTTTGGAGTTTCCATTGCATAACCCCCCTTTTATTTTTCTGGTAAAACCATTATATATATGAAACGATTAATATGCAATAAATTCCAAAATTATATTCCAACTGGTATTATTTCATCAATAAACAACTCAACCTTTGGTTTAGCCATACCAACAAACTGCTTGTGTATTTCCCATTGATCTAAAAGATCTCCCACAACCATAAGCCACACATTTTCTTCATTCCTGCCAAGTTGTGTAACCCCATAATAAATTAGTCGAGCAAACAACTCTTCATCGCTTACTCGACTAACTCGTTTTTTGATTCAGCTTCCTCTGATTCTACATATCTTTTCGTTCCTTTAAACATTGCTTCAATTATTGCTTCCTTGTATGTTGCTAATTCAAGGGGAGAAGTTAACAACTCAACGTCCTCTTCTTTAAGAAGCTCTTTCTTATCATCCTTGTTCTGCAAATTATGAATCAACAAACTTTGATTTGCAAGAAGAGTGATAAGCCACACAATCTCATCAAGAGCCATTTCAAAGTTCTCTGATTTCATTAGTTTCTCACCAAGATTTTCAAGCCCTCCATATCTTTTAGCTATTTCTTTAGTTGCTCTTGTAGTCAGTATAAGCTTGTATCTAATTCCTCCTATGGTAATAACGCTGCTTCTTTCATCATCCATGATTCATTATCTCCTTATTCCGTTACGGTGACTATTGCGACATTTGAAGTTGAACCTTTGCCGTCCGCTGTAACTATGCAATAGTAGTAATAGGTTCCGGCAGTATTTGTTGTCGGTGTAGTATAGCTTGACTGGGTTGCCCCTTCAATTAATGTTCCATCCTCATTGCTGTCTGTCTCATTTGAGTACCACTGATAAGCGAGTGTGCCGCCGGTAGTTGTTGCTGTTACCGACAATTCAGCACCAACGCCTTCTGTAACGATCTTATCCTGAGGCTGTACTGTGATGGTTATAATAACAAACAGAGGCTCATAAACTTCAGTGAACCAGCCGGTTATTGTTGCAGCTGCAACCCCCGTATCGTCCTCATTTACCTCTGACTTCCAGGGATGGTTTCCATTGTCGTCAGCCTTGTTTCTCCTCATTACAGTTCCTTCTATTGAAGGGGTTTGAAATGTTATGCTGTCACCTTTTGTTTGAAGATTTGTTGCCGGTATTCCAAACTTTACTTTATATAGCCAGAAATATCTGTACTTTCCGTTTGCTTTCTTTGCCCTGAATCCTATAGCTACAGGAGTCCCACCATCTTCACTTGTTGATACAAGAACTTTATTATCATCAATTTTAGCACCTGTCAAATCACCTGCTGCTGTTGAACCTAAATCGTCTATTCCAAGTGATAAAGTTCCATTCTTAAATTCCTTTACAACCACAGCAGCTCCATCATCTGCATAAAGAATTGCTTCTGCAAGTTCGATTGACAAGTCAGCTTTTATTGCTTTTGCAAGCTTCACTGGTGCTGCATAAATTTCTGCGCCATCTGTATCTTCTGTTATTTTTGAATAATATAAATTATCTAACCCGATTGTTGCCATATTTTATTCCTCCGTTTCTAACTTAAATTCATATGTTTTTGCCACATCAATGGCATAATGGTGATAGCTGGTATCATCCTCATGACTTATATATCGGCGGTCAGTTATAGTAAAATTCGCACCTAAGAGAGTGCGTACAATTTCATTTTTTATTTTTATATAATTTCCTTTTGTAAACAAGGATAGCCTTGCTTCCTGTATTTCATATCCCGGTTCATTATCTCCATGAACTTCAAACAGTTCAGTTAGGGGGGTAATAACAAGATACAAGTCAGGAGGAACGTCTGAAAACACACCGGTCTCAATGGGGAGCAGGGGTAGAAGTAGAGTATTAAGCTCTTCCAACAAGTTCATATACTTTCCACCTCTTTCTCTAATTTCTGTTTCATGGCTTCGATACATGCTTTTCTTGAAGCTGATTTAGCAGGTTTTAAAAATGGTTTAGGCGGCTGACCGCTTTTACCGTATTCAAGCACACCAGCAATCATGGCATTACTTTTACCATCCGAACGAGGCTCAGTAAAGCCTACCTTCACATTAAAATCGCCTTTACTGTCCTGTTTAGCAGGGGAGACACCTAAAGCTTTAATAAGCTCTCCGGTAGAGCGGCTTTCTTCCAGCGTATCTCTTCCTATAACAGATTGAAGATTAGATTTTACTTTTTCTTCTACAACCTGACCACCAACTTCAAGCACACGCGGTATTATTTCATCAGTTTTTTCGCCAAGTTTAGATATTTTCAGTAGAAAATCATCAGGTATTTTCATAGTTGCTTTAGCCACTTGGCTTCACCTCCTTGGCAAGTATCTCAAGGTACATTCCACGACCTTTTACATTTTCAACCGATGTAATCTCAAATCTACCACCATCGCATACAATGACCATTGAAGTTGTCACTGTAATGCCAGGAATAAAGCGAAAACGAAAGAGGTCGGTAGCTTCAGAGAATGTTGCTCTATTAGCCCATTTCTCACTCCCATGCCGACCTTCTCGATATGCTCTTACTGTTGCAAGGATATTGTCAGTTTCTGTTGAAAATCCATCACTGTCCTTTATAGTTGTTTTCTCAATAATGTCAATGAAAGTGTTCATTTTTCCAAAACTCATAAGCTACACCTTCCAATCCCTATCAAGTCTTAAAAGCAGGTTTACTGTATTCCAGACCTGTTGCCCAGCTTGCACATTATCAGAGAAAAAGCCTCCAGTGCTGCCATCCCTTGATTCATAGAAGTGGGAGGAGAGCATGATAATTGCTTGCTCTGTAGTTGGAGGCATCTGGTTATTAGTATAGAAGTTCTCAGTAAGGTGTTGGTAGCTTTCTGCATACTTTACTGCGGTGGTAATGTACATCTGAAGAAGTTCATCATCCGCACTGTGCTCGAGAATAAGGTTAGCTTTGACTTTTTCCAATAGTGTAATAATAACCACCGCCTATCATTAGTTTTCTATAACGACCATATAAGTATTTTCTCCATAGCCGGAGGACCACAAATTGAAGATTTTCGGTGTATCCACGATTTCATCACACTTAAGCCACATCAATATATCACCTGCAGATCCACCGAAAGCGGCAGCTTCAGCAGCATCAGCGGCTGTAAGTTGATAGCCATTATATTTGATTGTGGTAATATCAGGTAACCCTGTTGTAATATTCATACCAATCCACTTATGTGTACCTTGTGCCGGATTGGAACTGGGGAATGCTACAAGTTCATCGACGTCTACAGACACAGTAATAATGTCATCTTTAAGAGATATATCTGTAATCTTGCTTTGATTTGCAATAAGTTCTTCACCGGAGGGTGTTGAAATTTTTGCAACAGATACATTCCAGTCATCAGGTACCATATATCCTGAATCTTTCAGCTTAAGAAGAAGTTCATTAAAGTTATCCTTTAAACCTGCTACAGTAGTTGCAGTGCTTGCAGCTTGATTCTTAGCTGCAGGAAGCCCCTTTACCGAGGCTCCTTTCTTAATTTCAAGAGTACCGCCAATGACGGTTTTTTCTCCACCTTGTTCAGTATAATTCTTAGTTGAATAACTCATAAGAGACCTCCATTAAGCTTTCTGTTGAAGTACTTTAATAGCTTCAGGCAGAATCAGTTTTCCATCCACACGTTGAGTAGCTACAAAGCCTACTTGACCTGTTACAGCATAAAGCTCATTTAACCTTTTAAAGACACGCCCTTGACGGTCGGCTACCCAGTAATAGCTGAAATCACCAAATGCTATGGTCTTTGCTCCTGCTTCAATTGTTGGTACAAAAGATGAAGTGTATAGTGGACGGTTTAAGATTGTATCGGGTGTTCCAGCCTGTATTGATGGCTGCCATAGGTACTGGCCTTGACCATCTTTTAGTTTACGAATTGCTTTAACAGTTGCATCGTTCATAACGAATACAGCTTTATTACGATAAGGTGCTTTTAAGGAATAAAATAAATCAAGCACTTCATCAAGAGTAATAGCAGTAGCACCTGCTGTTGTTACACCAAGCTGTGCGCCTCCTGCTGCTGCAAATATTCCTATAGGTTTACCGGAGCCATCGCCAGAGAAGAAAGCTTCTTCTTCCTTGTTACCAATACGTCTTGCAAACTCTTTAGATATATAGGCTTCCAAATTAAACACACTATCGTTTAATAGTTCTTCAGAAACCTTGATTAAAGTACCAAGCTTATAGGCTCCAATCGACACTTGACCAAAGCTATCATCAGTGTCAGGAATTGCACCTTCCTCATCAATCCATGATGCAGTTCCTTTTGATGCCACAACAGGTATCTTGCGGTCACCTGAAGAAGTTGTGATGACATTAGCCAATGTACGGAAGATATTTTCTTCTTCAAGTGCTTCTATAAGAGTTCTCTCAAACTCATCAGGTACTAAATATCCACCTTCAGTGTCTGTACCAACTTGAAGAGCATTTCTTATGGTGGGGTCGAGACCTTCACCGGCACGAGTACGCATGGCATTCCAGAATGCTTTTTTGTATTCGTCAGAGGCTCTTCCAGTTTTATTGTCCAATTTGGGATTTGCTGGTTTACCTGTTAGCGGGTTTGCCATAGGAGCATTAAGTTCAGCATCCAATATGGCCTGTTTTTCCAAGCGGTCGATTTCCTTGCCAAGAGCAATTACATTGGCTTCCATTTTGTCGTATGTTGCTTCGTCTTCAGTGGAAATAAGTCCGTCTGTTCCACGTTTTGTATCTAAGAATGCTTTAGCAGCATCCCATGCTTTTGCACGTTTCTCACGCAGTTCTAAAATTTTATTCATTATTTTTTCCTCCTATTAATGAATGATGTTGTTTAACCGCTTTTCCAGTGAGTCAGCGGTTGTACCTTTTTTGGTATTGTTAGGACACATTTTGTTAAGTAAAGAATTTGTGACAGCTCTGCGGCTAAATGCATAGGTGAAATCATCTTGTTGGACACGTTTTTTCTCATCCTCCAAAATGTCATCTGCAAAGCCAAGTTCAATTGCTTTATTTGCATTAAGCCAAGTTTCTGCATCCATGAGATGTGAAAGCTTGGTCCTTGATAAGCTGGTCTTTATCTCATAAGCATTGATGATGCTTTCTTTTACCTCTGATAGCATTGAAATGGCTTTTTGCATTTCTTCACTATCACCGATGGCTATTGTTAGGGGATTGTGTACCATCATCAGTGCGGTAGGTGCCATTAAAACTGTAGTTCCTGCCATAGCAATTACTGAAGCCGCAGAAGCTGCGATACCGTCAATTTTTATGGTTACTTTGCCTTTGTAATCCATGAGCATTGAGTAAATTTGACTGGCTGCAATACAGTCACCACCAGGTGAATTAAGCCAAATAACAATGTCACCCTCACCGGCATTCAAATCAGCTTTGAATACATGTGGGTTGACATCATCATCAAACCATGACTCTTCGGCAATTACTCCGTCGAGGTAGAGCGTTCGGGTATCAGAATTTTCATCCTTGACCCAGTTCCAGAATTTCTTCATTTGGTTTCCTCTCTTTCTGTAGTTTTTGCGAACGCACCAGCGTCCTGTAATTTTGTCATAGCTCCATTAATGAGGTAGAGATCACCTCCAAGTTCTGCAGGTATTCTGTCGAGATTCTCAAGCTCACGTATGTCATTAGCACTCATCCAGCCATTTTGTCTTGCTGTTGCATAACCGTTCATACGACTTGCATAATCACCGCGAAGTAGGCCATCAACATTAAATTTAATAAAGACTGTAGGTTTTTCACTTTCTCTGAGAAGTGAACGACACATAGTTTGTTCCCAGCGAACTACCCAAGGGTCAAGTGTGTATTTTACAAATTCCAATGATTGCTGTTCAATATTGGAAAAAGATGATTTCTCCAAGTCAGCTAACATGTGAGGTGGTATTCTAAAAATACGGGCAATTTCGTTAATCTGAAACTTACGTGTTTCCAAAAATTGTGCCTGTTCAGGAGGTACGCCGATTTGTTGATATTTCATTCCTTCTTCTAACACAGCCACCCGATGCGAATTCGCTGAACCTTGATATGCTGCATTCCAACTTTCTTTTATTTTCTGCGGGTCTTTTATTGTACCTGGGTGTTCTAATACACCACCCGGCGTTGCACCATTAGCAAAGAACTTTGCTCCGTATTCTTCCGTAGCCATCGACAGACCAACAGCATTTTTTGCCATAGCAATGGGGGAATAGCCTACTAATCCATCAAAACCTAATCCAGGGATATGCAATACGTCAGATGGATCAAGATAAACCATGTTGTCTTTTCCGAGTGTAGGTGCATCTTCAGTGCTTCGCTGATACAAATAAAAAAGCCGACCATTCTTGTCTCGGTCGACTGTCATTTTGTTTGGCATAAGAGGGTAGAGGGCTATTACTTCACCTCGAGCATTTCTTATAATCTGTGAATATGCATTTCCCCATAATAAAAGATGAGTCATAAGCGTTTCTCTAAACGAAAATGAAGTCATCTCAGGGTTTGGCTCATCATGGAGCAATTTATATAACGGATGTTGTAAATATTTCTCTTTCCCTCCTGAATCATTATATTTATAAACGTGAAGTGGAAGACCAGCCACAGTTTCAGCTAATATTCTTACACATGAATATACGGCTGTTATCTGCATGGCTGTATGCTCATTAACTGGTTTTCCACTTGATGTGCTTCCAAAGAAAAACTCATAAACACTTCCTTGAAGATAGTTCTTTATAGGCTTATCTCTTGATTTAAAGAATCTATTTAATATTGGTATTTGCATTTGTTAACCTCCTAAAAATTGGTATTAAAAAACACCCCCTTTTAAGAGATGTTTGGTAATTAAATTTTATTTTGAGTTAGTATTTATTGTTTTTCTAAACTTAAAAAATACTTTTTTATATCACTTATAGTAATCTTCTCTTTTTTTAATTTTTCACTTAATACTTTTATATCAGTTTCTAACTGGATGATTTGATTTTTTCTTTCTATTTCTTTTCTTTCTTCTTTAAGTTGCCTTTCTTTGATACGATTTTCATTGTAAATAATAAATTTTGTCATTCCTAAATTTAAAATATCATGTTTCATCGAAACTATACTTTTATCACGAAAATTTCTAACGTAATCCCTAAGAATTGTACCATTATTATATCCATGTATTACTGTTAATTCTAAATGATAGGCAGAACAAAATTCTATAAGTTTAGGATAAAATGTTTTAACATCATTCAAAGTAAATCCATGCAAATCAACGCTTAAATGATAATTAATCTCGCAATTATAATCAATAGAACAATCAATCATCCAATCATTAAAATAGTAATCAAAACTCATACTCTTATGTAATTTATTTATAAAATTGGATTCTTCATTCATATTTCCTGTACAATATTCATTTGATTTTATCTTTTTCAACTTTCTTTTAGCCTTTATAAAATCTTGAATCATAGTACCAAATTTCGTCTTTATTTCATATTGTCTTTGTAATTCTTCTTGTTCTCTTGCTTGTTGAGCAAGTTCTTCTTGTTGTTGTTTTATTTCTTGCAACCTTTTTCGTTCTGCAAACTCCTTTAGATGTTTTATCAATTCTTTAATGCTTTTGACTTCAATCTCTCTTTGGCGTATTATTTCTTCCTTAATTCTTTGTTTTGGCGTATTATTTCTTCCTTAATTCTTTGTTCTTCAATCTCTCTTTGGCGTATTATTTCTTCCTTAATTCTTTGTTCTTCAATCTCTTTCTTTAGGTTTTTATCTTGTTGTATTTTTTGCTTTTCAATTTGTTCTTTTTGATAAGAATATATAATCGCTATAATAAATAGTACTATTATTATGAAAAACACAATATATGCAAACATAATATCACCTACATTTTACCTTTGGAATTTATTTAAATATAATTATATTATGTTTAGCAATAATTTACAATACTATTATCCCTCTCTCATCATAAACACTTCCACTATTTCCTTTATTTCTTATTGCTCTGTCCAGTGCCATGATCAATGCAACTGCACCATCTATCTTCTCAGTGCTTTTTTCCTTATCAGGCTTTATATTTCCGGCAGGATCAGTCCTAACAAATATGTTATCCATACACCACCTTAGTACCGGATGACCACCATGAGCAATTTTCTGTTCTAATGTTAATTTCATCAGTTCTTTTGTAGGTGGGGACATATCCTTAAACCCTTGACCGAATGGAACAACAGTAAACCCTAATCCCTCAAGATTCTGAGTCATTTGCACAGCGCCCCAGCGGTCAAAAGCAATTTCACGGATATTATACTTAGTACCAAGCTCTTCAATATAACTTTCAATAAAACCGTAATGCACTACATTGCCTTCGGTGGTTTTAATAAATCCTTGTCTTTCCCAAAAATCATAATTCACATGGTCCCGCAGTACCCTTAAGTCGATGTTGTCCTCTGGTATCCAGAAGTAGGGGAGAATACTGTATTTATCATCCTCATCCAATGGGGGAAAGACCAGCACGAAAGCTGTAATGTCTGTAGAAGAGGAGAGGTCAAGTCCGCTATAACAAACTCTGCCCTTTAATTCTTCCGGGTCTACATTAAATGCACAAGCATCCCATTTATCCATAGGCATCCAGCGTATAGCTTGCTTGACCCATTGATTGAGTCTAAGCTGCCTGAAGCTGTTTTCTTCAGCGGGGTTTTGCCTTGCTGATTCAAAAGCGGCTTTAACTTTATCTATAGTGACTGTGATTCCAAGTGACGGATTTGCTTTCTTCCATACTTTTGGATCGCCCCAGTCATCTTCTAAAGCAGCTCCATAGATAACAGGATAGAAGGTAGAGTCATGCTTTCTACCATTTATAATATCCAACGCTTTCTGATGTACTTCCCAGCAGATGCTGTTCTGATTATCTCCTGCAGTGGTAATAAGAAAATACAGCGGCTGCATTCTTGCATCTCCGCTTCCTTTGGTCATAACATCATAGAGTTTTCGATTTGGCTGTGTATGAAGTTCATCAAATACAACACCATGAGTATTAAAACCATGCTTATTGCTTACATCGGCTGATAGAACTTGATAAATACTGCCTGTTGGCTGATATATAAGTCGCTTTGTGGAGTCAAGAATTTTCACACGTTTTGTTAAAGCTGGACACATGCGAACCATATCTGCAGCTACATTAAAAACGATTGATGCCTGGTTTCTATCTGCTGCACAGCCATAAACCTCAGCGCGTTCCTCATTATCACCGCAAGTTAAGAGCAGAGCAACAGCCGCTGCAAGCTCACTTTTACCCATCTTTTTTGGTATTTCAACATAAGCTGTATTAAATTGCCTATAGCCATTAGGTTTAAGTGTACCAAAAACATCCCTAACAATTTGTTCCTGCCAATCGATAAGATCAAAAGGTTTACCCGCCCATGTACCTTTAGTGTGGGAAAGTGACTGTATAAATGCTACCGCAAAATCAGCAGCGGATTTATCGTAGAATGAATCTACTGCTTTAAATTTTGTCGGTATATATTTTTTAAGCTTTCGAATGTCCGCCACCTCCTTAATATATTTGAACATGAAAAGAAGCCTTCATTTGAAAGCTTCTCTCATGATTATTTTCAGTTTTAGTTTTCTTCTTCGATACCCCTATAGTTGTAATTGCCTTTCTTTACTTCTTCAAGTTCTGCGTCTGCTGCTTCCTTGTAATCAGCTCTTTGCATTTCTTTCTTTTTACATTCAAGGCAAATACACTGAGTGTTATACATTGACATTATTCTTCCGTTATTTAAACTCTTACCGCACCTGTCGCAGTTTTCCTGAATAAAAAACTTATCCATAGTACTACCTATACCTTTCATGCATTTTCTTTTCAATCTCCAGCAGGTTTTCCGACAATGCTGTCCTTAATGTTTCGATTGGAAAGTTGTTGTCTATGTAGCCCTGCCATATAATATCTTGATAATATTTTGTAGGCTGTGCAGGCATATCTGCATACCTTTTATCCATGACATATACAAAAGCCTTCACTGTTTCTCCATTAATTTTATTAACTTCAACTTCACATTTATCATAAAGCCTTGGGTATCCTTCATACATATCCAGTGCGATTTCACAGTCTTCAGTTATATTCCATAAAAGAACCGGAACACTTCCACCTTTATGTTTCTCTATGTTTGCAACACCTCTACCGCTACCTCTGAAAGTCAGTCTGTAGTCTTTCAACACTCCGACATCAATTGGTGTTGCCTTTGAGCATCTCTTTAACATCTGGTCAAGATTCAAATTGCTGCCATATGCTGCGTAAATTTTCATTGATATCACATCCTTCTTTCAATTGGCGGTTTTCTAAAGGCACCATTTCCTTCAAGGTTCTCTAAAAGAACTCTTCTGACGTCTTTGTAGTCGTTACCTTTCATCTCGAGCCTTATAAGCCAGGTCCTAAGTGCAAACTTTGGATTATCGTCTTGTGTCACTTTGTAAGAAGTACGTTTTTGCTCCTTGGCATTTTCATTGATGCGGGTCGCAAGTACTGCAAAGGCTGATATTTTCACGTAATCCAACTTATTTAATGGGATGTTGTAAGTGTAGATGTTTTTCTCAAAATCAAAAGTTATGCCATTACATTTTTCTGTCCCAAGTTCTTCAATAGCTGTTTTGAAGTCATCCAAAGTAACCGAAGTTTTTGTGCTCAAATCTTCAGCGAATGTTTCATCCATTAGATTCTCTTCAACACCTAAAGATTTCTTGATTAAATGCTGCTTGCTTGAAAGCATATTCACAATATTCTTAAGTGTTATTCCTGAATGTCCATCCATAGGAATGCTAAGTTCCAAGTTGTCAATACCTGATGCTTCATCAACTTCTTCTTGTGCATTATATGCTGGTGGCTCCTCAAAATCTCGGTAAGGGCTCACTCTGCCGCCAAGAGCGGCTTCATATGGAATTATAAGCCCCTCAGGAACAGGTTCTGACTCTGGTAACAGACTGTCATATACTTCTGTAACAGCCTTAAAATCGTGTAGTCCCTGTAAGTTCTCAACAAGCTCGTAGTTGTCGTTTCCCATAAGTACTCCGTTCTTGTCGATGTTATAGCCGGCAACCTCGTAAGCAAAAGTAGGTGCACCTAAATATTTTGAAGAAGCATTGAGTTCTTTGCTGATTGCATTTACTAATGATTTTCTTTCTTTTCCTGTAATATTGTAGTTAATTTGCATTTTCTCACCTCCTGTGGTTTTGTTACGTACATACATCACTCTAAACACTTAATAAGTCAAGTTTTATTTGACCTCCTACCACCTAAAGAGCGGTTGCCCGCTCGGTGGATGGTGGTGCCGACTTGGTTTACCTATGCGGCTGTTTGAAACCGCCATGCTGCTGAGCCTTCAAGGTGTTTGCAAAGGTGCTCTCTGCAGTTCTTGTAGTCATCACCTATCAATCCTATTCGATTAAGCCATGTTCTCATTGCGAATTTTGGGTTGTCAGTCTGCGGCTTTTTGCTGCTTGCGCTCTTTTGTGTGAGTGCCTGCTGGTTCATTGCTAAGGCAAGAACTATGTATGCTCTAATTTCGCCTGCATGAAGTGTTCCGTTGAAACCCCTGAGTTCTACCGTTCCGACTCCGCTGAAGAAGCTGTGAAGGTTTAGAAAATGGTATCTGCTATTGTGGTAATGCTGCCTTCTAACCGGTCCGTACCCTTCGTACCAAATGTTTTCTATCTGGTTGAATGTTGCTGGTTTTTTCCTGTTCATCCTATCTACCAAATCCTCATCCATCTTCTTGCAGTAGCTCTTTCTTGTTTCTTCCACCTGAAGGCTATCGTAAAGCAGGTCGTTTCTTGAGTAGACTATGTTTACAAAGTTTCTTAATGACCTTGGTGTGTGGTCTGCTCCGTCAAGGTGTATATGTATGCCGGTTCTGTTTTGGCTTTCTGAAAAAGCTCCTGCTTTTCTTAGTTTTCTAACTATCTCTTGCAGTGTTTTAATGTCTTCTTCGTAGGTGAGTATTGGGCTTACCAGTTCTACGCTGTAAGTTTTGTCTGCAGGAACCTTCTCGCCGTTTACCTTTTTCTGTGTTACTATGCTTGAATCTGAAACTATTTTCCAAACCCTGCCATCTGTTGCTGTAACCTTATGTGTATCGTAGCTTCCGTAGCATCTTTCAACTGTTCCTCTCAAGTGGTCTGCAACTGTTCTTGCTGCCTTTGTTCTTGTAATGCCTGTCATTTCTATTTCGATTCCAAATCTGTCTTTTAAAAAATCTGTGCTTGCCATTTTCTTTTCCCCTTTCCTTTTAGTGTGTTTCTTTTGTTATGTACATATATCACTCTAAAAGGTATAAATAGCAAGTTATATTTTTAAAAATACACGTATTTTTTATTGGTATTTCAATAGTTGTAGGATTTGTTTACTCTACGTTTCTACTTGTTTTCAACAATTAAAAAAAGCCTTCATCGTTATGAAAAAGCTCTTTCACATCTTTATATGAAATCTTTTTACCATTCCTTATTAAGAATACATTGTTTGATGTTCCTGCATGCTCAATATATCTTTTTACTATAACATCTGTATACTTTTCATCCAGTTCAATCGTGTGGCAGATTCTGTTTGTCTGCTCACAGGCAATAAGTGTACTTCCGGAACCTCCGAAAGGATCGAGAACGATACAGTTAGATAAACTTGAATTTAAAATAGGGTAAGCCACTAATGCTACAGGCTTCATAGTTGGATGGTCTGCATTCTTTTTTGGCTTTTCAAATTCCCAAATTGTAGTCTGCTTTCTGTCTGCATACCAGTTATGCTTGCCGGACTTCTTCCAGCCGAAAAGAACAGGTTCATGCTGCCATTGATAAGGCGAGCGGCCAAGAACAAGCGACTGCTTTTTCCAAATGCAAGTACCGGAGAGATAGAAACCAGACTCTGCGAAAGCCTTCCTGAAATTTAAACCTTCAGTATCTGCATGGAATACATAAATAGAAGCATCTTTCGCCATTGCCGCTTCGGTGTTTTTAAATGCCTCAAGAAGAAAGCCATAGAATGCTTCGTTATTCATATTGTCATTTTTTATTTTTCCAGCTGTACCTTCATAATTGACATTGTATGGAGGGTCTGTCACAACAAGGTTTGCAAGTTTACCATCCATGAGAGCAGTAAATGTGTCAACCTTAGTGGAATCACCGCATACGAGTCTGTGCGGACCAAGTTGCCATACATCACCTTGTTTTGTAAGAGCTGGCTTTTTAAGTTCAACATCTACATCAAAATCATCTTCTTTAATGTCTTCCTTGAGAGAGTCTTTAAACAGTGCATCCAATTCAATAGAATCAAAACCTGTAAGGGATACATCAAAATCAGAGCCTTGTAAGTCTGTAATTAAAAGCATTAGTTTATCCTTATCCCAATCACCACTAATCTTATTAAGTGCAATATTTAGAGCCTTTTCCTTTTCCTCATCCATTTCAACAACTACGCATTCTATTTCATCTATACCCATACCCAGTAAGACTTTCAAACGTTGATGACCTCCGATGACTCTGCCTGTAGCCTTATTCCAAATAACAGGCTCTACATATCCAAACTCCTCAAGAGAACGTTTTAATTTCTCATATTCTTTATCTCCAGGCCTTAAATCCTTTCTTGGGTTATATTCAGCGGGTATGAGTTTATCAATTTTAATCTTTTCTAACTTCATATTTTTCTGCCGCCTTTTTTAATTCACTATATTTATTAATATCCTCCCAAGGAAATAGGAAACTATTGAAGTGACCATAAGTCGCTGTATCAGAATAACTTACATTTCTAAGACGAAGTTTTTCTATAATAGCTGCAGGTCTTAAGTTAAATACTTCTTGAATAATATTGCTAAGTTGCTCGTCAGTAAGTTTACCAGTGCAAAAAGAAGTCACATCAACTGCCACAGGATTTGCCTTACCAATGGCATAAGAAAGAGCGACCTCACATCTGTCTGCAAGACCGCTCCATACAATGTTCTTTGCAATGTAGCGTGCCATATAGGCACCGCTTCTATCAACTTTGGTCGGGTCTTTACCGCAAAGAGCACCGCCACCGTGAGAAGCAAGACCACCATAGGTATCAACCATTATTTTTCTACCAGTCAATCCTGTGTCGGCAGCAGGACCACCTTCCACAAATCTACCTGAAGGATTGATTAATATTTCAGTATCATCGTCAAAAGGAAAATCTTCAAAGCACTGCCAAAGTACATTATTTAGGATATCTGATTTTAATTCTTCCTGAGTTTTATTCTCGTCATGTTGAACTGAAACCACAATGGTTTTCACGCGATTAGGTTTTCCATTTACATATTCTACAGAAACTTGTGCTTTACCATCAGGTAGGATACCCTTGATGAGTTTTCCTTTACGGCAGTCATCAATTCGTTTTACGATGCGATGGGAAAGCACAAGGGGAAGGGGAAGATTCTCACGAGTTTCATTAGTTGCATACCCATAAACCGTTCCTTGATCACCGGCACCGATAGAACTGTAAGGGTCGAGGATACCGTTTCTTACTTCGAGTGCTGTATTTATACCTGCTGCAATATCAGAACTTTGATTATGTACATATACATAAATCAAAAACTTCAAAGGATTATATCCAACTTTTTTTAATACATTTCTTACAATGTCTCTAATGTTAACTTTCTCGCTGCAGGTGATTTCGCCCGCTACGATGATTCTGCCTTTTGTAGCCATAACCTCACATGCTACACGGGAGGCTCTATCTTTGCGAAGACAAGCATCCAGGATGTTATCAGCAATTAGGTCACAGAGTTTATCGGGGTGTCCCATAGAAACACTTTCTGCTGTTTTATAAGTAATCATATTTTCTCCTATCTATATTTTATTTTCCTCGCCTTGCTGTTAGCAGACGCTCCATTACATCATCCTGCGGATTAGCACCGCTGTATTCGCCGGTGCAGTTTTCTTTTACAATCTGAAATATCTCCATCCACAGCCGGTTGGTTTGGCTCATGTAATTCTGACCCATCGCCACATATGGACTTTGAATGGCATTACCTGTAGTAGGATGCTTTGCCAAAAAGCCATATTCTGTTACTGCTTCCTCACATTGAATCCAACGAGCCACACTCATGGCATAGCGTTCTAAAAGCTGCGGTGATACAAGAGTCGCACACCCACGTTCATTCAGCCACTGCCATGTGCTTCTGAAGATTTCTCCCGCAACCAGCGCCTTTCCATCCTTTTGTATAGCCTCAAGCATTTTAATTGGCTCAGGCATCTCAAGGCCTTTAAGGTCTGCCGTATCATTAAATTCAATCACAGTCAGTTTTCTGCCTCCTGGATTGCCTTCGGCGATTTTGTCAGCCAGTGGTTTCTTTTTTGCACCTGCACCGACACGAGCGCCGCCTCGATTTGTACCGTCTTTTGCCATAAATTCACCGCCTTGAAAATTATTTTTTATTTTTTTCATGAAGCACACCTTCAAATAATTTAAAAAGTCCTCAATAAATTATCGATAAAGTACTTATTAAATAGTGCCCAATAAAATCTAAGCTTAATATATGACTTATAATCAATAAATTAAAATATTTATTGAACTTTTACTTCAATATTTTCAATTTTTATAATATTTGACATATTGATTCAATCTTGATATAATGCAAACAAAGCATAGGAGGTGCACAATATGGAATATAAACAACAACTAATTATCATGGATAATATTGATAGACTTCTCGAGAAACAGAGCATAAAACGTAGCACGATTGAGGATGCGCTTAGCATCAGCAGAGGGTATCTGTCGCGTTTAAAAAGACCAGAAGGTAAAGCCAACACTCTCAGTTATGAGCTACTTAAAAAAATATCAGATTATTTAAATGTATCTATGGATTACCTGACACTTAACACATTCGACCATACTACAGATGAAAATTCTCTAATCGATTTTTTTGAATCACTCTATTCCATGTCTGTTAAAGACAACCTGTTTTGGCATGTGATAGAATTGAATGAACTTGACAGAATAGAGACGGATCCTGATTATTGGGCTAGGCTCGGTCCTATTGCTAAAAAAATTGAAAATGCCAAACTCGATGAGCTTGAACTTTTTCCCGATTACATTGCTAAAAGTGTAAAGGACTACATATATCGAGACAGTACTCTTTGGAGTATACTTTGGATTGGTTGGCAATCACTCGGCAGAGGTCGAAAAATCGGAGATGTTGTTTATACCAAAGCTAATATTACTGGTGATGTATTCCATACCTACCTTGAAAAAATTAACAGCACCTTGTATTTGTATCGTGTCGAATACACTGATTCAGGTGATGATAACAAATTTTCCAATATTAATGAGGCATATCTTGTCACAGGTGATGGAAATCATTTCCTCTGCAGCTCAATCAATTGGGGTGAATATATCTCATCCAAACTGAGAGACCTTTATCAAATTGCCAGAGACAAATGCTCAGATACTAGGCTTGATGAAAATGCAAGAAAGCTTCTCAAGCAGTTTAATGCCAATTAAGCCTACGATAATCAAAGAAAGGAGACCTTATCATGAACAATAAACTTTATCCCAAAAGCATCAACAACAACTCTATCCGCCTGTCAGATATCAGTGCGTATATAGAATACTTTAACCTTGATCCTCAGCAGACCAGCATTAGCCTGAGAATCATCAATGGAATGACTTTTTCATTTAATTGGACGACTGGAAAGTTCAACTGTTCGCATCATGCTTGATATATCATTTATTTTTCCCTTAACGTGTGATAAGGGAGTTTTTTTGTGTTGGGGCTATACCCCCGTTTGAATCTGCATTTTTTCACACGCGACCCCACGCCCGTTGTCCGCTTAAAGGCCTCTAGAGATTCGACTCCCCCCTACCTGGTTGACCAACGGTCTCCATCTCTTGCTGTGATAGCTGAGTGACAAGGAGTACAAAGAGCCATTAAGTTGCTTTCATCGTGAGTCCCACCCCTAGCCAAGGGAAGGATATGGTGGACTTCAGCTGCAGGAGTCAGTTTTCCCTGTCTTTTGCACTCTTCACATAATGGATGGGCTGCAATGTAACGGTCACGTATTCTTTTCCACGCACGCCCGTATCGCTTCCTTGTCTCAGGATCTCTCTGATATTTTTCATAACGAGAAGCTTCCTTTTTAGCATGTTCCGGACAAAAACGTCCATCTGTCAGCTCGGGGCAACCAGGAGAAGAACATGGTCTTTTAGGTTTCTTTGGCATTTCGCACCTCCTTTTAGGCATAGAAAAAGCCCCGCGGTATTTCCACGAAGGCTCTCTACAGTTCTTCACAATACCATTGTATAATGGATTTCTGATAAAGTCGTCCACGATATTACTCACTACTTTCCATAGAGAAGTAAAGCTAGATGCTGAAGCGCTCGATTCTTCTTATTGTAGGCAGAAGAACGCTCAATGTTAAAATGGTCGCATATGTTATAAACTGCATCAATCTGCTTTTTTTCATCATCCAAATAAAATTCCTTTAACACATACTGTTCATCATCAGATAAGGCATCCCATGCCGGTTGAAACCAGTCCATGTATTCCAGCGCTTGTCGATAGCGTTCTTTCAATACATCAATTTCATTAATACAAGCAATGAGCCTTTTCTCCCCTGCTTTTGGATCATTATTAGATGGCATCCCATTTAGAACCGGTGATGCTGGAGAAGTCATTTCTTCGTTGAGGTTTGCAATGTCCTCATCAGTATGTTCTATGATGTACTTCATACTGCTGTAATCTTTTAAAGCATTAATTGCAGCTGCTCTTTTATCTAAATATTGCCAGACAATGTTCATCGCATCACACCTCCTTTAGTGTAGCTTTAACTGCATCAATCAGAGCAGATTGGGTATTGTTTTTATCATTTAAAGCTTTCATTACACGCTCATCAATGGTACCTTTAGCTATTAAGTGATGAATCACTACGGTTTCTTTTTGTCCTTGCCTCCAAAGACGTGCGTTTGTTTGCTGGTAAAGCTCTAAGCTCCATGTTAGACCAAACCATACAAGAGTTGACCCTCCAGCTTGTAAGTTCAGACCATGCCCTGCTGATGCTGGATGAATAACTGCAAAGGGGATTTCCCCATCATTCCATCTTTTGATTGAATCGCTGGTAGATAATACCTCTACATCAAAGCGCTTTTGTATTCGAGATAAGTCATGCTTAAACCAATAAGCTATTAGAACAGGCTTGCCATTAGCAGCTTCGATTAAATCTTCCAATGCATCCAGTTTTCGGTCATGTATATAAAGGACTGTGCCATGATCATCATAAACTGCTCCATTTGCCATCTGCAGGAGCTTTCCTGAAAGAGCTGCTGCATTTGCTGCAGTTACTTCTTCACCTTTAACATTTGTAATTAAATCCCGCTTCATCGTATCGAGGGTTTTCATTTCTTTTTCAGAAAGCTTTACAGGCACTTCGTTTATAACTAAGTCCGGCAACTTCAGGTAATCTGTCCCTTTCATGCTAATAGTTATATCAGATATAAGCTTATAAATTTCTTCTTCTGCTCCTGGTTTTGGTTTGTAGGAGAAGATCACTTGCTGATTACGCTTATCTGGTACAAAGTAATCCTCCCGATACCTACCAATAAACCTACCTAATCGTTGTCCCATATCTAATAAGCGATACTGTGCCCACAAATCCATTAATCCGTTGGAGGATGGGGTTCCAGTAAGTCCTACTATCCTTTTTACCTTGGGTCTAACTCTCATTAAACTTTTAAATCTTTTGGCTTGATGAGATTTAAAAGAAGACAACTCATCAATTACCACCATATCAAAGTCAAAAGGAATTCCACTTCTTGTAATGAGCCATTCGACATTTTCTCGATTGATGATGTATACCTGAGCTCTTTTCATAAGGGCTGTTTTCCTCTGTACCTCAGAGCCAACTGCTACGGTGTATTTAAGACCTTTTAGGTGATCCCACTTTTCAAGCTCTGCAGGCCATGTATCTCTGGCTACTCGAAGAGGTGCAATGACCAGAACCTTACGAACAAGAAAACTATCCAGTGTTAAATCAAAGATGGCAGTTAAGGTAATGACACTCTTACCTAATCCCATATCTAAAAGCACTGCTGCTATGGGATGGGTGAGGATATACTCAGTGGCATAAACCTGATATTCATGAGGCTTGTATTTCATGAAGTATCCCTCCAATCTGTTCTATGTGATCCAGGCAGAATACCAAAAATCCAAGTGATTCTAACTGTCTTTTTCGCTTTTCTTGTAGAGGCCTTAAGGTTTTACCTGGAGCTTTTACCTCCACAAAAGCTATTTTTTTATCCGGCAAAAGAATCAATCTGTCTGGCATTCCATCAAAACCTGGTGATGCAATCTTCAGTGCAATGCCGCCTATATCTTTTACTGCTTTTACCAGTTGTTGTTCAATCTTTTTTTCTCTCATATATCCTCCTATACGCGCGTATATACGCGTCTGCAGGTAATTTCTTCTTTTTGTCTTTAGGATTATTTTTAATAATAATTATTGGAACAATGGAACAGGGGTTATAAAGTAGCCTACCTTACTAGGGGCTGCCGCCTGTTCCGATGAGGTGTACCAAAAGACCGTTTTTGTTTCACCGGAACAGCTGAAATCTGTTCCCGAGAAAAAATTGTTCCATGTGTTCCAAACTAAATTATGTTTTGGGAACATAAACCCATTGTGGTCCATAAAGCGGGATACGTTCTTTTTTCACGAGTCCAGTCCAGCCTCCGATACTTGCCATAATTGCAGATATCTCATTGCCATCCATTCTTCGGAGATTGGCTCGATCTTTGCCAAAGCACTCACACCAGATTTCCATATTAGAAACCGATTTTCGTTTCCAAACACCAACCCTATTGCTTTCACCAAACTCACTTCCATTGATATAGGCTCGTCGTTCATATAAATCCATGGTGTCCCAATCTTCAGGTAAAAGCAGATCAAGATACTCCCGTACCAAACCCTCACGCTCATCTGATTCCATAGCTTCTCGCTGTTCTTCTTTTGCAAGTTTCTCAAGACTGGCATCAAGGTACAATTTCTCTCCAGCCTTAACGAAGGTAAGAGCTTCAGCCCATATCTGAAGAATTTCATCCTGCTTTAGCTGCCATGACTTTTTAGTTCCATTCCCCGGAGTCTTTACCGGCCAGAAACGACGGTTTCCTGTAGTGTCACGTAAATAGCCTTTTTCAGCATTAGTTGTACCAAAAAATATACATTGCCTTAAGTGGGGAGTAGCCCTTCTGCCAAAACTAGCTCTATAAATATCATTCTGGCGAGATAGAAAACTCCTTAGGGTTTCCACTTCAGCTTTTTTCAGTCCAGCTAGCTCTCCAATTTCTAAAATCCAATAACCCTGTAACTTTTCTGCAGCGGTCTTATCCTTGGTATCCGATAAGTTCAAGCTATCTGAAAACCAATCCCCACCCAACTTAGCAATAAGGGTACTTTTTCCGACACCCTGTGGTCCGTTTAAAACCAACATAGAATCAAACTTTATGCCAGGAGTCAGGACACGAGAAATAGCCGCACATAAAGTTTTTCTTGTTACTGCCCGAACATAAGGGTTGTCTATTGCGCCTAGATAATCAATAAGTAAGGTATCTACTCTCGGTACCTTATCCCATTCAGGGAGTGCTTCAATAAACTCACGAATCGGATGATAAGACCTATCGTCAGCGACCTTCGCTACCGCTACATCATAGTTTCTTGCAGAGAAGGTTCCGTAGTGGGTGTCAATGTAGCTTATTAACTGGGCATCATCTGCATCTCTCCAAAACTTTGATGGATGTGGCCAAGGAACATCTCCTTTTATTTCAAGGCTGTCTGAAAGCTGATTAAACACAATGCTTTTCAGATTAGGATCATTTTCAAGTATCAAAATCAAGTTCCTTAGGGTATTCTTAACCGTCCCTGTCTTATCAATCTCCAACTGCTTCTCCCAATCTTCATCGACGAACTCTCTTTCAGCTTGTGCCTTTCTTTCCTCTACAAACTGCTCTTTCACCCGTTCATCCTCCAGAGCCAAATCTGTCATGGCTTTAAATGAAGGCAGTTTACTAGGAGGTGTATTTTCTGCTACCTTTTCATCTAAGTCTCGGAACTTATGCACTCGGACTAAATCAAAGGCATTTAAAAGCATTCCACAAGCTGGATCGGTAGCATGGTGGCTATAAGCAAATTTCCCGTCATAGATTACCAAGCCTGCTGAAGAATCAGCTGGAATATAATCAAATCGGCCATTCATAGTACTAGGCTCATATACATCTGTTAGAAAAGCTTCTATTGCCTCTTCAATGGTATAAGCCCTGCAAAATGCACCTATAACTCCTTCTTTACTTAAGGGATCTGCTTGTTTAGTTATTTTTCTTTGCACTACCTCAGATTGCCGACTTGAAACTGGCCACATTGAAGTATCCCGCCAGTCTTCATATTTTGAAAGATAGCCATCTGGGTCTAACAGTTCTCCATCTTTTTCTTTAAAGACAAACTCTCCATCTGACGGTGTAGAGGGCCAATACATTAATCTCGAAGGTTCATAAGTAGTGTCATCGAATAAATCAATCCCAATCTCCTTTGCAACCATACGACCGAGAGCTGGGTATTCATCCTCTGTCACTTCTCTTTTAAGTGGAATGATAAGTCTTAATCGTGGTGCATCAGGTGTGTGTTTATGAGTTGAGTAGATGCAACATTTAAAATCATGCAATGCTTCAATTTGATCCCAAATCCCTGGTTTTCCATAATCCATATCTAATGTAAGTAGGGAGCGGGAGAGGACATAGCCATTTCTGCGTTTTCCTTCACGAAGGGCTCCTCCCACAAATCCACCCACATCTTTTATTGAGTCCTGCTGTGCACGACTCATTTTCCTAAATTCAGATACCGTTTCTGTTGTTCGTATTGTAGATTTAACTCGGGATATGAAGTCCTCCCATGTTATGTCTTTGTTCTTCCACTTTTTATCCATTCGGCTGTTACCAACCGCTATCTTCATATCTTTTGCACCTCCTCGCAGTTTTCAGTAAAATACCGAATAGCCATACGATGCTTCGATGCTTTATCTATTTCTGCTTGCATTCCTTTTGAAATATAGGAACCAAATACCCATAGCTCCTCACACTTTCTTAGCCAGACCATTCCAAAGAATAGTCCTAGTTTTCTTTGTTCAGGATCACTATCATCTAACACTTGAGGATATAGCAGATGAGGAGCAAAAGGGATGGTTCCTTGCTCCACTGCAAACTTTAAGTATCCTCTAGCCTTTTTCAGATTTTCTTCTATATCCCCAGCAAAAGGTGAGCAGATAAAAACACAAGGTTTATAGTTTCTTGATTTTTCTTCACGCATGATATTTTCTATGGCTTCTGCTGCAGTTGGGTCAGGATAGCCTTCTGCATTATATCTATCCATAACTACATCTCCTCAAAGTCTGACTCTTGCTCAATCAGAGGTAAGATACCATGGTCCTTTAGAAGTTCATAAATAAACAAGCGTCCTTTCTGAGTCCAGTAGGTATGAACCTTTGAATGTATCGTTCCATCCTTTCCTGGGTACGTATGTGTTTTTGTTGTCGTATATCCATGTTGGGCATACTTTTGATATAGGAGCCAGATTTTCCCTTGACGGAACTGAACCCCAAGACTATGCAAGTATTCATTGAACCATCGGCCTGACTTTCCATAATCTTTGGCAATGGTTGTGATAGATACAGCATCCTTACAATTAAGAACCACATCGTAGTAACTAGCTTTAGGTTTCATTTCTGCAATCTGCTGTTCCTGAATACTAATAGTAGTGGTCAATTCAAGATTTTTGGCTCTTTCAGCTTTAAGCTCTTGTAGTGCTTTAATTAAAAAGTCTGGATTAGCAAGCAACTCATCTGTAGCATAAAGTCCATGCCTTCTGATTGAAGGAAGCACCTCATGGGTTACCCAACGCTTAAACTTTTTATAAAGACCACTTTCATTGATAATTGATACTTCCTGTTTTCCTCCAGGGGTGTCGATAATATCGACTCCCTTTTCATCACTGTCCAAGCGAGCCATAACATCACGACTGTTTCCAATCTCTAATAGTGAGCACACATCTCTTAGAACCCACCAAGGACTTCCATCCTTCATTACTGTTCTTACTGTGTTACCTTCGTAGTTGAAAATAGTTAATTTGTTCATATCGAACCTCCAACACATATAGTAGTAGAGCAATAAAATCTGCCCTCAGCTATATGCAAAAAAAGAGGAGGCTTCGAACCCCCTCAACTTAATCTTTTTTATAAAAATTACAATCAAACCCATCGGCCCAAAGCAATAGTCCCTGAGCCCATGGAGGAGTCTGTCCCATAAGTGCACAAATATCTTGAACAGATACTTCTTTTGGAACCTCTAAAACTACCTCATCGTGGACATGCATTACAATATCAAAACCTTTCTCATCAAGCTTTCTCATGGAATAGCAAAGGATATCTCTTGAAAGAGCCTGGACGATATTCTCTACAAACTTAGGACCATAGCTTTCAATACGCTCCCACTTCTTTGTGCCACCAATGCCTTCATAAGTTACCGATTCACTACCGAAGCTATTAATACCTATTCTTGGTTTGACATAAGTAAGCTGCCTACCAGAAGGAAGCCATATTAGAAGCATCCCGCTACGGTACTCAAAACTAATACGGTGGGTTTCGGTTCTACACCTTTCTGTTACAGCTTCTTTGACAGCACAATCAACATCCCACCAAAGTCTAACAATATTAGGATTTGAATTTCGCCAAGCATAGACCAAGGGTTTTAATTCCTCTTCGGTAAGACCCATGTCAAGTGCTCCCATTGCTTTTAATGCACCCACAGATCCACCGTATCCTAAGGCCAGCTCAGCAATTTTTCCTTTCTGTCTTAGGGGACTTCCCTTTGTGATTTCTTCTATAGGAACTCTAAACATTTGAGAAGCCGATGCCTCATAAATCTTGCCATGAGTAGCAAACACTTCATTTCTCCATGTCTCTCCTGCAAGCCAAGCAATTACTCTAGCCTCTATTGCACTAAAGTCAGCAACTATAAACTTATATCCTTTCTTTGGAACAAAAGCGGTTCTGATTAATTCTGATAAAACCCCTGGAATAGAGTCGTACAATAATTCCAAGGCTTCATAATGACCACCTCGAACCAAGTATCGTGCCTGTTCCAGATCCGGCAAATGGTTCTGAGGTAGATTTTGAACTTGAATTAACCTTCCAGCAAATCTACCAGTACGGTTGGCTCCATAGAATTGAAGTAGTCCTCTGGCCCTTCCATCAGCACATACTGCATTTTCCATAGCAGAGTATTTCTTAACACTGGACTTGGCTAATAGTTGTCTTAGTTCTAACACTTCACTCAGATGACCTGGAGCATCCTTTAATAAGGCCTTAACTGATGCCTTATCAAGACTATCTGTTTTCAAGCCATTTTCTGATAGCCATTTTTTCATCTGTGCAACTGAATTAGGGTTTTCAAGCTCAGTAAGTTCTTTTAGTCTGCTAGTTAGTTCTTCTCTTACTTTTTCATCACATTGAATTGCTTTACTTACCAATTCCAAATCCAATTGAATACCTCGATCATTAATTTGCTGGTCTAATATATAGTTCTGCCACTCCTCTTTCGGCACAGGAAACTTTTGTAGCTTTGCCTGAATGGAAAGTTCAGCTTCAACGTCTCGAAGGTTATATGCCTTAAATCTATCCCACTTATCTGGAGCATGTTCAGGTAGGTTTCGTGTACGACCATCATTTGACCTTGTAGGTTTACATGGAACAGAGAAATATCGAATAAGCTCCTTTCCTTCTGTCAGCTTTTTCTTATCAGCTCCTGTTATGATTGCTGCTCCTTCCAGTGATAAAGGAAGTCCAAGATAAGCAGACCATACCATGGTGCAACGCCAAGAATCAGGTTCAAGCCAAACACCAAAGTATTTAGATAAGCAAACTCTTTCAAACTGTGCATTAAATGCCCATTTTATAACCTTACTATCTAGAATTGCACTTTGTATTTCTTGCGGGATAGCCTCACCAGACGCCAAGTCGACGACCTGAACAGGACCAGCATCCACACTGTAGCCAAAAAGTATAATCTCAAAATCCGGTGCTTCAGCATAACGATAGACCCCGCTTTTGGCGAGGTCTACACTACTATATGTTTCTATATCAATACTGATGGTTCTCATGATAAAAAGTCATCGTCCACGTCAGTGGCAAAGTCATCAGCTGCATTAGTTCTGCCACCCAAAGGCTCACCATCGCGGATTTTTTGAATATTTCCAAGGCCACATGCTATACCCTTATTTCCATTGGAGTTAAAGGCATAAAAGTTGATACTCACTCTTGCATAAATACCGGAGTATACTTCTGAACGCTCAAGGATTGGATTGACATTTTTATCTACAATTTGTGGAGCTGTAATGCTGTTGGCATTGATAAAATAGCTATTTGCATAAGCCTCATCATCTGGACGATCAATATCTCCGTCACGCAGAGGAAGCTTTAAAGCCGCTTTATTAGGAATCTTGCCACCAAACTTACCTCTACCTTCTTCTATTGCAGCATTCACTGCTTCGTTAATAGCACTTAAAGTTTTAGTATCACTCTTTGGAATAATCAGGCTTACGCTGTATTTCTCAGCACCTCCATTGATGGATTTTGGTTCCCACACATTGGCGTAAGAAAGCCTAACAACTCCTGTTACTACTTTCGTTGGATTTGTTCTTTTTGCTGTTGTTGACATAGTTTTTATACCTCCATAAAATCATTTTTTGCTGATGATGTGTTCATTTCAGGACGCTTATCTGAAACTGGAACTAGCGTCGGTTTGCCT